GCTAATGTCTTGCCGGCCATAATGTCTTTTGTTTAAAATTTAGCAAAAGAGGGTGATCAGATTGCCAACCACCCTCCTTTACTATCAATGATACGCTATTAATAACTTATCCTAATACCTCGTCTCTTTGAACACCATCGACAAAGAAGTTATCCTCCAAAGCAGCATCATACAATGCAGCAATAAGAGTCAAAGAATCTTTTACGTCATCGGTATCGTCCGGATCATAAACATAGTCATTATGCACATAGAGATGATATCTCTGTTCACGCATATTATATCCAGTAGCCACAACATTGTCATAGCCCGGAGTATATTGCACAATTTCGACCAATGCATATGTAGCACCAGGAATAGCAGTTACAGGGGTAGTACCAGCGTGTTCTTCCCTAACAGAGAAGATACGTGCCACCTGATCATAAGTGCCGGAAGGATTCTTGGCAGCTACAGTATTGGTCAGAGTAAAGTCCTCAGAATCAACTCTTACTTCAAAGGCTACACCATATTCTTTTGATGTCAATGTCAAAAGAGTTGCCGTTTCTTGATCGTCAAGAGTAGCCACTACAGCAGCACCGGTAGACACATGATTATCGCCTAATGATTTGTCAGCATTAATACGTTCAGCAAGAGTACTGAGAATATCATGCTTGTCAGCAGCATCAAAAGCACCAGCCGAGTTGGTAGTGAAATTGGTTTTCACATAGTCATAGGTATGCATCACATCAATGACTTCGTTGGTGAATCCATCAAATTTAGCCTTGCGTACAATACTAATGCTAAACTCATAGGAGGCAACATTAGGATTATACTTTTTGGCTATTGCAAGTGTACTGACTTGCTTTACGCCAGTCTTTGGCAGCATGACATTTACTTTCATTTTACGGTATGTATCCGTAGCAAGATTGCCAGGGATACTAACACCAAATTTTTTCAGAAGCAGATTTTTTCTACCAGAGTTATCACCATCGGAAATGACGGCAACATCCGCAGCAGAAACACTGTTCATCAAATATTTGGTGATGTTACGATTTAAATTTCCCATTTTAATTATTGTTTACTATTTGTTTGTTGTTTAATAAGCATATTTGTTTGTACACGTGGGTCACCAATGCTTGCTATATACATAAGACTACACATCTGAGCTATCTCATTGACCATAGACTCATTCCATATTAATTCATTTTTAGCTGTTGCTGATTCATATTCAATGGGATCAGGTTCACGATAATAATGCAAATTTATAGATGTAATAGTTGCTTCTGTCGGCTTATACACATATACAACCCTTTTTTCCTTTTCGTCGATAGTCTCTATTCCATAATTGAAGTAACAAAGTTTCAATGAAGGCTTATCATAATGACTTCTCATAATGTGGGTAAACCTGTTGGCAGAAAGATACGAACATGATACATTATTATATGGAACACCACTTTGAGTGAGTAGTAATGATATAGCATCTGTGCGTAAGTAATCTACCGGTAATTCAGCATATATCTCTTCAGACACAGGTGTTAATACAGCTTTCTTTCGTAAGGGCATTAAATCGTCTTGATGACGAGTATTTATATCCATTGAAGCAAGCTTATTATCTACCACGATACGCTGTGCCTTGTTGATCCATATATTGAAGTCAGCAGGCTGCAATGAGCCTACCTTAGACTTCCTAACATCAACAAGAACAAGTTTATATAATCCTTCTATTGTAGCCATTGTTAATTGTTCTTATGTCCTTCCTTTACGTCAAGCGCACCAGCAAGGGCGGAAAAGATCTTATCATTCCTTTCATCATACAAGAAGTTGGCAGCAGATTCTACATCATGACCAAGACCAACCTTATCGTACATTATATATCCATTCCTGTCTTTTGATACAAGCCTATGTGATATAAGCTTATTAACAAATACCAGGCGATCAGATACACTCCGTCTTTCAAAGAAGTCAAGTACTTTTTGGGGGCTATCATCGGCAAAACCATAAGCCTTGCTCTCTACAACTTCGGCAGAATATTCTAATGGTGCTAAACCAAAGTAATACAACATGTCACTCATGTCTTTCATAGAAGCAGCAGAAAGCATTGTGTAAGCTTTACCTACTATGCGTTTCTTACTAACCTCTATAACAGCATTGCGCTCAATGTTATTCAAATAGAAATAATGTATTCCCTTTTTATATTCCGCACGACTTAGAGCAATCTCCGGTACTGCACTATATATTACATACAGTATAAGATCACGACAAAGAATATACTGACCTTTATTATCTTTAGGTAATGATAGCCTATCACCATTTTGTAGCATATAGCTTTCATTCTCTTTGACAATAAAATTCGCTTTCTCCATGTCCTCTTTACTGAATATGATTAAGCCTGCATATGTACGTGTCTCCGCATCATAGATCGGTGTCACGTAAAATGGTCTTGTCTTATATGTTCTCTGCTCTGCGATAATGTTTACTGTTTCAGTAGAAGCAACAGTAGCATCAACTTTCCTATTTACCTTTAAATCCTTCATGATTATTTATTGTTATTATTTAAGATACAGATACCGGAGTGTACATTTCGGCAATACCATTAAGGTCTTTCAATGCCACACCTGTTTCAAACAATATGTGGTGGTGCTTACCATCCACAGAGTTGGCCATTTCGCCTCCCTTATTGATACCGTTTACTTCGCCTTCCAGCCAGTTACGTTTGCCAAGAGCAAGAAGCTCAATAGCAGGTTCATTGGTACGAACATTACCCAAAGAGCAGAAGATAGCACGTTTAGACGATGTACGTACACCATCGGGGCCAAGCATAGATGCACGGATAGGACTGTCAAACCACGGTACAACGGTAGGAATAATCTTGATACCATTGTATTTGTAGAAGTCATAATCCATATTGATACCTTTGCCTTGTCCTTCGACTTCAACAACTTTAGGATCTACGCCGGCTTCATTACGCATAAGCTTATTAAAGCGACTGCGGAAATGATTACCACAGATAAGGGCAACTTCGGAACCATAAGAGTTCTGATAGATAGCCATATTTTCCAACAGCGTATCTATATGCTTCATTGTCAGTTCATAATAGGGCAAACGCCAAGCACCATCACCTTGATTCATGATACCATCACCAGCACATACATCAAAGCCTTCAATAGTTTTCATGATGATTTTATCATCAGCAGCTACAGTACTTTTTCCAAACATCATTTGGTTTTCACGATATTGGGCGGCACGTTTCAACATTTCCATCTGGGCTTTGGTAACCCACATATTTACGCCATTATGCTGCATCCATACTGCATTGGCTTTATATTCTTCGGCAGAACCAGAGATAGACCATTTCAGACGCTGGATAGTCAGATAGGTATATGCCTTTTCGTCAAAGGTATATTTTTCGTATGCGGTCTCCGACATTTCTTCATATTGGTTATAAAGAATGTTGGCTTCCATACCAGCAGCCAGCAATCCGGTAGGAACATAATCAGTAGGATCATTGGTATTCACCTTACAACGATATTCCCAGCATCCTTGCTCCACTTGTTCGGGTAAACGATCTTCTGCAATATACAACTGCGTTCTGTTATCATCGGCAAGACCAATAACATCTTTGGGTGATGCCCAGTTGCTGTCAGTATATATCCTGATGATGGTTTGATATTGACCAGGATAACTGCCATCAAATACAGCATCTTTCACAAAGCGTATCTTCCTTTCGGAGAAGCCTTTAACATTCCACATAACCTTGCGGTTACCAACTATTTTATAACCATTACGGTTACTTTCGGGTTTCAATGCCAACGGACCGGAATACATATTCCTACGTGCAAGCAGAGATGAAAATGCAGAGATTTCCATATCAAATGCAGTAAACACTTGGGGTAACATTTCCGGATAACTAATCAAGTAGTTCGACATGTGCGCTGTTGTCGGAGTTTCATTGGCAAATTCTCTTGGCGCACCAGGTAAAATTCTCATTATATAAAATATTATAATTTATTGTATTGCTCCCTCCGGTGAACCTAGCTTTAGTCGTAGAGTCTCCGGATCTTGCATGTTTAATCTTGTTCCTTGTGTTCCTTTTTTGGGAGGCGTAAGCTTCAACCTATTAAGTATCTCTTCTTTCGCCGATTCCCTTCCTTGTGTGATGAGTTCTTTCATTGAGTCTTCCCCCTGCATGACATCAAGTACAAATAGTTTGAAAAGCTTCTGATCGTTTGACAACCATTGGTCTAATTTTCTTTCTCCTGTAGCCTTGTCGGGTTTTAAAAACTCTTTGAATTCTGTTATGTAGTCGTTCAGATCAGATTGAC